GGTGCTTTGAGTATTAGCAATAGGAACTGTAAGTTTCTGCATTCCTTTTGACAAAACTCTTGCTTTTACTGCCATAGAAGACTGAGGATTAAAGTCTCCTTCAATAGTCTTCTCCGTTGGAGTAAGAGCTAAAGAGTCCCAAATAAACAACATTTTTTGTTCATTGTTTACCATGAGCATCTCAATCATTTCTAAGACTTTTTCTACTGACACTGCCTGAGTATAAACAATATCGTCTACGTTACAGCCTGATCTCTCCAAGAAAGTAGAATCAAGTGCCGATTCAGAATCAAAATAAACAACCTGAATGCCCATCTTTTGAGCGTTTGCTGCCACTTGAGCAGCCATATAAGACTTGCCAGTCGATTCTAAACCAGCAATCTCTGTTACTTTTCCTACCGGAATGCCTGCAAGTTTCCCTCTACAAACAATAGAATCCAACCAGCGCGAGCCAGTTGGAATCCATTCTGTTACGTTTGTAGGGTTATCTTTGTTAAGATTATGGGAGATTTGCTGTCCAGCAGTTTTATTTAATAATTTTCTTATGTCGTCGGGCGACATTTTACCTACTGACATTTATACCTCCTTTATCCTTCGATTTCAATAAGCTCTACTTCAAATGTAAGATTTTTTCCTGCTAGTGGATGATTTAGATCTAGAAGAATCCCTTCATCTGAAATATCTGCGATGCGAGCCATCATTGGCTGTCCCTGTCCATTGTTGCCTTCGACAAAGCCACCGACTTCAATGTCGTTGTCTCCAAAGACATCTTTTGGGAAAAGACGAAAAGCTTCTTCGTGAATAGGTCCATATGCTTCTTCTGGTGCTAGAGTAAAGGTTCTAACCTCTCCTTCGCCCATGCCAACTACATTTTCATCAAATCCCTTAATCATTAGACCTGCTCCAACCTCAAAGTCAAGGGTAGAGCCTCTATTTTTAGAGTTATCAAATTCTGTTCCATCTTCCAAAGTCCCTTTATAGTGGACTTTAATCTTTGTACCTTTTTCAACTGTACTCATTTTTTATTCCTTGTGTGTTAAAATAAGGCATCTGTATACCCCATGCCTACCTGCGGGTTTTATTTAAACAGTAAAAGAAAACGTTCCACCGTTTACATTAACTTGCGCTGTCCATCCAGCAAAAGCAGTTTCATAAGCAGAGTTATTAAGAACCTCTTTTGCTGGTGCTGTAAGTGTTGTTGAGAGGGTAGTCCACCCTCGCTTGTGGTCAAAACGTTCCGTGCTTTCCGAAACAAGGTCAGCATCCCAAAAGTTTTCTTTAATTGTTGAGCTAACAAAATCTGTAAACTGACCTGTGCCTCTTTCATAGCCGTTGAGAAGCTCTGAATCTCGCAATTGAGTTAGAGGATTATGTCCGTATTCAGTTGCCACTTCAAGTCCAGAAGTAATAGCTTCTGCTAATTTATCAACTACATTTGTTTCTTCAAGTGCAGTCTCTACATGCGTTTCATTAAAATGAAACACATCTGTACCTTCTTCAAAGGTAAAAGTAACCATAGTTTCTTCATTTACATTTAGTTTTGTTAGATTATCTTTTAAAGTCATTTTATTCCTTTTTGTGTGTGAAAAATGAGGCACCTGTAACCCCGTGCCTCCCTGCGGACAGACTATTTAACCTTCAAGATCTGCGAGCGCGTTGTCAATAGCGTTGGAACCATACTGGCTGGTTCCTTCAGAATCGTTATCGCCTTCGAGATCCATGAACTCATCCAAAATGGTTTGGACTTGTTCAAACGTCTTCTTGTCAAAAGAACCTTCAATATCAGGGATTGACTCAAGAAGAGTTGAAGTTTCATCAGTAGTCTTAGCAAGCTTTGAAGACTTGCGACGTGGAGTTAGGTTTGTCTGTGGGAATTGTGCTCCCGCAGGCTTGCCATACTGAAGTGTAAGATCAGTTCCCGAATCAACATCGGTAATGTCCCCGTATTCAGGATTTAGAACAAGATTGAGCAGTTGCTCATAGACTTGCTTGCCGTATCCCCAGATACGCACGCCTTTATCTTCCTCTCCTCGAACAAGAACAGGTGAAAAGAAACGTTGTTTAGCAGAGAGGCTTTTAGCCATCTTAATGCTCTCCTCGTCTCCTTCGTTATAAAGGGCGCGAACGAAATCGTCAAGCGGGTCATCCTGTCCATAGTTACGCTTCAGGCTAAGGAAAGCAGGGTTCTTTCCAACGCCGTAATGGAGCCAAAACTCCTTAAAAGGATCGCCATCAGCAGTAGGCACAATACGAATAACCTGTTCGCCGTCTTGAGGACGGAACCACATACTCTTATTGCCACCACCGCGACCGCGATTTTGCAAAGCAGCATACTTTGCTTTCATTTTTTTCATATCAATTGCCATTATATTCTCCTAAAAATTTTATTTATTAAATTTACTAAAAATAAGATTGAATCTCTATATTCTTCGTAAGATCTTCTGTCGTGAATCAACATCACAGTAGTATTATAATCCCTAAAAGCTAGGTTTCAAGTAGAAAGTTTATTTTTGAATAAAAGAAGCGTAGGACAATGAATAGACATAATCATCGTCGTAATTTGTAGGAAAGATTTTATAAGAAACACTTGTGTTCTCGTCTGAAAACTGGTTTACTTGCTGTTTAATCTTTCTGAAAAGGCTTCCGTCCTTCTCTAAACTTTCTTTGTTGATCGCATAGAAAATTGTCTTGTCTCTTGGGTTCTCCAAGTCAAAAAATAGGTTCTCTTGCGATGTTTCAAGGTCTAGCATACCAAATGTGGCTATGCGGCTTGTTGGGTGAAGCCCAAAGAAGTTAGTTTCCAAGGGCTTCGTGTTAGAATAAATGTTTGTCATGTGGATTGTAGATACAAGCAAGTGGTTTAGGTTGTTATAGTAGTTCATAATGGGAACATCACCTAATACTTCTTCTAACTTTGTGTTATCTACGATAAACATGCGTTCTAAAAGACCTGACCGGGCATATTCCTGTAAAATACCGTATACTGCTCTTTCTTGTAGCTTTCTATCGGCTGAAAGCGTGGTTAAATCTGGCTTTATGTAGAGAACGTGAGGCTTTTTCTTTTTTAGAAGCTCTAATAGCCTCAAAGAACAGCCAGATATTGTGCCAGAGCCACCAATCACCAAAAGGATGGGAGATTTCGCTTTTTTAAGAAACTCTTCTGCTTTTCTTACTGGGAATGAGCTTTCGTATTTCTCGTGTGTGGTGCGTTTAGGTATTTTAAGGAAGTTATCTTCTTTCCTTACCTCTGAATCAATGTAATAACAGTCATACTGAGGGTATTGTGAGAAGAATTTTGTTATGTTGCAACCTGCGTTGCCTAATCCTATGATAGTTTCCATTTATACCTATAAAATCTTTCTTAATCTGCCGAAGTTCTTGCCTGTAGATACATTTACTTTAAAATCTCCAAGGTCTGTTTCTTCGAATGTGTTGATTACTTCTTCTAGCACTTTTCTGTCTTGCCTATTATAATCTAAAACAAGCGAATCGTGAATACAAAAAGCAATCTTTGTCTTTTTTCCTTTAAGTTTCTTGTGAACCTCAATCATTCTTCGCAAGAAAAGGTCTGAGGAAGTTGATTGGATAATGTAGTTTAGTGCCTTGTCTGTTTGTACTTCTATCTTGCGACCGAAAGGCGTATGAACGTGCGTGCCATCGTAATGCTTGGCAATTACATCGTCTCTTTTAAATAGTTCTTCAAGTTTTTTGTTGGATGCTTTTGGATTGTATAGCCAAGCAAAAACAGCCTTTTTCGTTTCTTCCCTAGTTTTTTGCCCCTTAAAGACGTTTTCATTTATCCAGGTATGAATATCTTCTTTTGGTTGTGAAATGCCTGCAAGGGCTAAAAACACCCTTATCTCGGCTGCGTTAAAGTCTAGTTCGATGAAGTCATCGTTGTTAGGGTGAATTACTTGACGATGGTCTTTATCGAGGGTAAGAATAGGGAAACTATTTCTTTTTGTGGTAAGGCGTCCTGTGATTGTTCCAAAGATATCATAGTTGATATAAGGCTGAAGATGCTTTAACTTTCGAGCGAAGTTGCGCGTCTTTATGGCAGACATTCGGTCTTCTAAACCATAAGGAACAATGTTAAGTTTCTGTGTTTTTATCTCTTCAAGGATCTTGGTTAGGCTATAAAGAAAGTCATAGTTGGGTGGCTTCTCGTAGTTTTCAAAGACATGCTCTGAAATTTTATCTTTGAAGAAACAAAGTTCCTTGAAGTACCTGTCGGGTATAAGAAGGTCTCGGCAAACATCCCTAGTCTCAACCTTAGCTTGTTTAAAAGCTGTGTTGAATGCTGCGAACTTCTTTAATAGAGCACTCCACTCTTCTTTCAAATCCTCGGGGCAAAGGTCGTTTAGACTCTTGCCGTTCGCATAAAGAAAAGCGCATTCTACATCAGTGTCGCCAATAGAAGGCAACCAGCGCCAAGTTTTGGTAAGATTGTCGAACGAAGGGTCGCGCACAATCTTGCCGTTGAGGCATACAGATACGCACTCCTCTTTGTCATCTAATACTTGAAATAGCATTTATCCTCTTAGTACGAGCTAGAACCGCCGCCGCTGGTTGAGCCGCCAGTGATTTGTCCTGTATGGATGTCAGTGGTGGTAGAGAAAGTGTCTTTATCTTTCTTTTTCTTTTCCATGACTTTCTCAGGCTTTCCAGAATAGATGTTGGTGCTAGGATTTAGCTTTCCATAGTTAAACTTTTCTTTTCGGTTTTTTGGAATGGCTGTTGGGTCAAGTTTAATAAGCCTTTTCTCTACCATATCTAAAGTCTTGCTCAATCCATATTTCCTATAGAAATTTCCAATCTTCTTGTTTGTTTCTTTTTGTTCTTTTCTTGACATAGTTTTTCCATTTTCTATATTTCTTATAAGGAAATATTTTTCAAGCCAGAACATTTCAGGCATATTTTCAACATCAATTTCTGAAACGTATTCTCTTTTTATAGTGTTTATAAACATCTTTCCTTTTTTATTGTAATCAGGGAAGCTTTCTTCAGAAAAATTAGTAACGATGCCATTGTAATATTCTCTTGCTGTAAGTTTAAAGTCATCGTATTCTGTTTTGTATACCCTATTATAAGCATTGTCAAAGACATTTTCAATTGTTAGATTTCTTTGTCTCATGTATTTTTTCATATGCGGAGAGTCTAAACGAGCGACGAGTCGCCAAGGTACATTAACATCTAGCGACAATCCATGTTCAATTGCTGTTCTAATAAAAAAATCTAAGAACTTATCTTCCAAAAAATCTTTTTTCTTTAAATCGTCATCTGCGCGAATCTTCGAAAACAGGTCTATAGTCAATCCGCTAACCCCAGGAGAAGAAAGGTTGCTTTTCATAAAAGCTGTCTTTGTTACTGGACTGTTCCTAGCTACACCAGCCATAGAAGTAAAATAAAAATCTAGAAACTTTTTAAAATTGCAATACTTCTTTCGCAAGGTTTTATTTCCGAACATTGTTTGATATATAATAGAGTATATGTCTTTCTGATACTGATGATACTCTTGATGTGCGCTAATCCAGGCTCTTTTAGGTAGAAATTTCATGAATCTTGTGCTGTAGTTAGCGATTCCTAGCTTCTCTGTTACTTCATATATAAACTTAACCTTAAAATCTTCGAAAGCGTCAACAACAAAATTTAAACCAAATAAAGTAGTATCTGTTTCGTACTGCTTTAAATGAGACTCATCAAGAATAACAGCATATCCTTCTCTGTCTATTTTTCCATAAAAAGGATTGCCATAAAGAAAGTCTGTCAAGTTTAAATCGTCGTATGCCTGCATGGCAAATTCTTTATACATTGCCCTTTCATTAAAAGCCATTTTCGGATCTAAGTTGTTTTTTGCATAATATTCTTCAACCATTGTTTAAATACCTAAAAGAGTTCTGTCCAGGCTGACGTCACTTTTCCGATGCCTGATATCCCTTGCATAGCTTGTTGAGCTGCTGCTGCTGCTGCTTGTTCTGGCGTAGGTTTTGGTTTTTTACCTTTTCCTGCGCCTAGCTTTTTGTCCCTAGCATTTTCAGGAGAAGTATACGGCACCCCTTTGTCTTTTATCTCTTCTGTTGGAGCTGGATAGAACGGTCGTTTATTGTCCCCTTTCTTGGCAACACCTGTCTTGATGCCCTCAAGGACAGTCTCATATACTCCTGGTCCAATTCTGGTTTCTACAGAAGCAACATAAAAATAGCCGCCGAGTCCTGTATCCTTAATAACATTTATACCTGCATTGTCTTTTTTCCTGCCAGTTTGACCAATCATGGTTCCCATTGTGGGATCAACAAAAAAAGTATGACCTGGATCGAACAGCGAGTTTCCTATCATTGTTAATGAACAGTTAAACAATCGAGGGATAAAAGCTGTTGCTTGTGGATTCACTGCTGAAATTCCTTCTAAAAGCAGAGCTTCGGTTTGATGTGGTAATTCTTCTGATTTGAAAGATACATTTTTAACCAATCCTTTTCCTGCTCCAAAATAAAAATGATGTATGTTATCTTGAAGATCAGATTTTCTGTCGTAAGATTGTCTAGTTAGACCTCTAGATCCTAAAAAGACATATTTATAATGCGGTCTCTTGCTTATATCTTTAGAGTTAGCCTTGATATTTGCTTCAAACTGTTGCATTCTAGCTTTGAAGGTATTTTTTGTGTATGACATGCCAAGGTCGCGTTTCTTACCCTTGAAACCAGACAGTTTCCATATTCCTCCAGTACCATCTCCCTTTTTATCTTTTTTACTAAAAGAAGGCATACTGAACAATACAGTTTGAGGAGTAGTTCTTTGTATATCTACTTGCCCTACAAAACAATCTGAGTTGAAATAATCTCTTAAGATGCTTTTTAAAAGACCTTGAATAAAGTTGTATCTAGTCATTTTATACGCCTGTGGGGAGACTAGCTTTTCTACAATATAATTTGAAAAATGAGATAAAGTCAATGGAATATCAGCAATGTTTATAGAATAGAGAACTTGATTTTCTCCTTTGACGATAGGAACAAGAACAGTTCCTAAGATATAGTTGAGTTTTTCAGTGGGTCCCAGATCGTCCTCAACACCGATGTTTCCAGCAAAAAACTTATATGATTTAAAAGACTCTCTAAACACTGCCTGTACAAGATCTCCAAAATAAACAAAATGAATTGGCCAAATATCTTTTGAAGTATCAAAGCCTGCGCCGTGGTTTTTCAAAGCTTCAGTAGCGTTCTTTTTGATTGTACTGCTCATTTTCGATACTTTTTTAGACTTTTCAAACTCGTCTCTTAACTTTTGAACTGCTTTTTTTATTTCCTCTTCGGTCTTTTTTTCGAGCTGCATCCTGAACTTCAATGCAACAATCTTTGATTTAAGTAAATCTTGGTTTGAATTTGCGTTGTTTTCTTGGACTCCTTTGCTAATGCCTCCTTTGACTTTGCTCAAAGTTGTTGCTTTCGAGCCGACGCCTCTTTGAATAGTCCTGGGCGAGTCTCTAAGAATATTAATATCTCTTGTTGGAGACCATTTTAAAATATTTCCATCGGAGCGGGCTCCGAGAAATGCCTTGGGAACGGCGCAAGTATAAATATTTCTGTCCTCTTCAAAAATTGATGATAGAAAGTCAGAAAGTTGATGACGCACGTAATCATCATACTGATTTGCTTTAGCATACAAAACTTCCCTTTTTATAATTTCTTTAAAATTGGCAAGATCTGAGGTTTGTCTTCTGGTCAATACTTTACCAGAGTTTTGCAGTTGTTCTAGCTTGCGAAGTTTTTCTACGTGGGTCTTAAGTGTCTGGTTTTGATCTAAAGATTCTTTGCCTGCTATTTGAGCTTGACCGGCGGCAGGAAAAAGTTTATTTTTTGGATTTACCTCTAAAGACCTTTCTATGCCGTAATATCTTGCTATTAACTCTACTTGACCTTCATTTGTGAAATTAAACTCAGAATCATAAGGATTCAAAACATAAGATTTAAATAAAGATTGTTCATTTAAGTTTTTAAAAAACTTTGAATCTTGTTCGTTAAGTTTTTTGATATCTTCGGGGGTTGTCCATCCAACCTCAAGAATAACATTGGCAGATTCTTCTGACATGGATATAACTTGAAGAAAATCAGTATTTTTAGTATTAATAGGAAATACTAGCTCTGCGTAAGAAGCAGGTATTCTTTTTAATTTTTCTTTATCATTAGAGCCAGCCAGCGATGCATATTTAGGGTCAACTCCATAAGGAAAAGACACCTTTCCTTTCGGATCGAAAGAAGGAAAGTTTAAAAATATCTCCTGTAATGTATTAAATATAAAAGTAATTTCTACTTCAGTTGTGTGCGGGGTATCAAAGTCTTTATCTCCGCTATGTGCTTTGTAAACAATTTCTTTAATACCAGCTCCCATAGAGCGACCGCCTCCTGCTTGGAGCATGGTTTGTAATGTAGATGTGTTTGTGTGGGTGCTAAATGGACCTTCAACTTCTACTGTATATGTTTCGAACATTTTCGAGTTAGCTTTTCTAGCTTTTCTTTCTTTATAAAGTTTGATTCTAGGTTGCATCATCGCCAACTGATGTGGCTGGATATTCAGCATCCTATTGATAGTTCTAGGCTTATAGCCTATCAGATTAAAAATATTTGTGTTTGGACCTGTTATCCTTAGAAATTCATAATTTTTTATATCTTTAGAGCCAAAAGAATGGTGATAGTTTTCAAACTCATCAATCAAGTTCAACATGAAACATTGCATGTTTTTTCTTATTTGCTTGGCAACATTTTTGCTTTTAGCTACTCCAGATGATTTTGCATCTACTTTGTCATTCTCTTTTTGAGCATTATCAACTGCTTTCTTAATCTTGGCGAACTTCTCGAACATTTGCCAAATAATATTAATAAGAAACTTAAGGAAATATTGGTTCTTAGTCCCTTTATGTTGAAACGGCTTTGCATCTTTTGGTAGATTTTTAAAGACTCCGTTATTAACGCAATCAATGATGTACAAAACCAATCTCATTGACCACATCATCCAAGGTCTATTAACTTGAACTTTGTAGACAGGATCTAAAAGATACCATCGAAGATTTTCACGCGCTTTATTACCTTTCTGGAGTATGTTAACTTTCTCGTCCTCAATAGGTATTTGACCATCGCTAGAGCCAAAATCTCTTTGGTTTCTTCCCATGCCAAGTTGTCTTGCAAAAATATCATCGACCCATTCCTTAAGCTTAATTTTGTTAGCCAGTGTGCCGCCTGCGAATCCTGGACCATGCCTTAATGTGTGAATTACGGTTTCAATATCATATTTTTGATAACCGCCAGGATACCAAGCTGCTTTAAGGTACTTCGAATTCTCTGTAAACTTGGCGATATCAAGCATACTTTCGCCCTCCTGGCGCAATCCTTCTACCCATTGGAGAACTGCATTGGTGGCATTCCAAGTGCCACCTGGCCATTGTGCAAATTTTACATTGTCCATATCTTGCGACCCACGCCAAAGCTCCTTCGATGAGAAAAGATCGCCATCATTATTCGTAAAAGGATTGTAAGCACAATAATGAGTTTTATACGGAGATGTCTTGGTTGCAAAAGTGTCTTTAACACCAGTTTTGCCATGCGACGTGTAGTTATCAAGTGTCTCCCAGCCTCTGTGAAATTCAAAAGTCTGCTGAATAAGAGGGTCCATGTTCCTTTTTCTTTGAGAATAACTACGAGGTGTCCAATCTTTAATTTCCCCTTTTGCTTCTTTTCTGTATGGAGCACCTCTCCAACCATGCTGTTCGCCTGCGACTGGTGAGCTATGCCACCAAAGATAGTAATCCTTTTCTACATATTTTAGACACCAGGCGTCGAGCCATTTAGGACATCTAGGTCTATCAAAAGAAGGTCTACCTCCGAAAGCTTCATCATCATGACGTCGAATTGGAGTAAAAACAAATGTTCTGTATGGGAAATTCTCTGCTTTACGAGTCCACAGCCCGTAGGTGGCGAGCGTAGCCATCTTGTCTTTGCGAACCATCTTTGCCAAGCTGGGATGGTCTTTTGTGAGTTTCGCCAATGCTATAGGGTAATTCTCCCCGCCGCCCAGACTTTCCAATATTTTTACAAGTTTTTGCTCGCCGCTGTTGAGAGTGCCATATAAGGGGGGTGTTGCTATTTGACCGCCGCCGTCGCTCACGTTGCTCAATCGACCAGTTAGTTCGTTAACAGCTCCCATGCCATTTACCCCAAATATTTCATCGATGATCTCGTCTTGATTCCAATCGCGTTCGGTGGGTTCAAAGTGTGCCATTCCTTCCCACCACTCCATTTTGTTCCAGTGTGAGATCCAGCCGCTTTTTCCCGCCTTTGAATGGACAGCATCGGGATTTTGTTTCACTTGTCTGTCCACGGCTTCCCAGAGAAGCTTATAAGACCATGAAATGCATTTTGTCAAATCAATATCGCCAAATGCATCATACATTTTTTTCATTTGTTCGAAAGTTATCCCAGTACAAGCGCCCACTTTACCTTCTGGTCCTATAGTGACTCCGTTTGTTTTGCCGCCAGTTCCGCGAACACTAAAAAAAGTCCAGTCTCTGAACTCTTTGTCGTTGTTGAAAAATTTTGAGGGATCTTTAAGTGACATTTTAACTATACTCTATTAATGATAATACTTCTGTTAGCGGAGTTGGAATCATGATTAAATCACCTGCTTTGCAGTGAGCTTCTGTTGGCTTTTCGTTTACAAGCGCAATCAACCACCAGTATTTTGGTTCATTATAATAGATATTTGCCAACTTGTAAAATCTATCTCCGGTTTTCCAGGTATGCTCCACGAATGTTATAAAATCATAATCATCTTCGCTTAAGGTTGAAATTGTAGGAGTGTCGTATTGTAATATTTTTTTTAGATTTCTCTTAGAAAGAATATTCTCATATTCCTCTGCTGCATTGAAAAATGCATCTCTTGAGTTATTTCTCATTTTTGACCTCCATTTGTCATGCTTTTGACTTTATTTTTGTTTACTTTGTTCTTTATTCCCTTTGATTTGCCATGTTGAGGGTTTGTGCCGTCTTCGGGTTCGAGCGAAGCAGGCTTAGAAGTTGGAGATGGTTGCTCTTGTTCTCCATCAGGAGTAAGTCCAGCATTTGGATCAGCAGAGCTAAATCCAGAGGTACTGAAATTTGGGTCATTTGGATCTCCTGACATAGGAGCACCGTCAACGACAATGGTTGCGCCGCCATCAACTTTACTTTCGTCGTATGTATTAAGAGCACCAGCGGCATATGGAAAGTTCAAAGCATTCTTTGATTGAAAGCGTTTGTTAGAGTCAAAGCCAACAGTATGATCATGAAATATATAAAAACTAAGACTTAATTTTATATTTTTTGGATACATTTTACCGTTATCTATAAACATTCCAGGCTCAAAATCTGGAAGAAATGTGACGCCTCCTAGTCTGCAAGTTAATCCACCCGACTTAGCTGTAGAATTAACAGAAGGGCTTGAAGTCAATAGATTGCTAAGTTTGACTTTCCATAATGGCGCTCCTTGAAGAACTGGAACTCCAGTAATCGATTCATAAACAGGATAAACTCCTTTTACTAGGTTTTGAACTTTTATCAAATTACTTTTAGCTTCTGCTTCGCTAGAGGATGGAATGTCTAAAGCAACATTAGCCACTCTTTGAGTGTTTTGGAAAACAGAGAGAGGGTCCATTCTTCCATAGACTACATCTTCTGTCCAGTTTGATGTATATTCATCAGAAAAGTCCGTAAGGAAAGCTTTAAATACTATTTCCTCTGAAGCTTTTTTCATATAAGTTATAGACCATAGACGAAGAGTCAATCCTTTTTTCTGATTTGCAAAAGAAGTACTCGGATCATTGAAATTTGTTGTAAAATTTTTAAAATCTGCCATTTGTCAATGTCCTCTATTTTAATGATTGAAAGTAACCAGACATACCTGGGTTTATTGACTTGCTTGCTTTCTTGTCCATGAGTTTAAATAACTCGTACTCTCCAATTTTTACAATAATGGGTGCCATTTCCTGTTTTTTCTTAAATGCTGTGTCTACCGCTTTAAGAAGCTTTTCCATTGCTTCCGCCGTATCTGCCTCTGCTGCGAGTCTTAGCTCTTTTACAAGTGTAGTTGTTGCCTCCAAGCCTTCTACTGAAGATTCATCTATTTCTCCCATCGCAGTCACTAGTTTGACAGTGGCTTCCATGCCTTCGCCTTTACCTAAGATATCAATCAAGCCCATAGCCAGCATTAAAGAAGTTAATCCTGGTAAAATCTTTCCGATATTATTTTCTACTGCGTCAGAGAAACTATCAAGACCTTCTGTCCAGGACTGCCAGGGTGGATTTGGCATTTTTGCAACTGCCATGAACAGATCAGCCATCGCTCTAAGATCTTCGGTCTTGACAGTAAGTAGCGCCACACCCAAAGCTACTAAACCAATAGAAAATAACAATAAGCCGACCAAGGCTGCTGCTCCTGCCACCATAAAACCAAGCATTCCGACAACAAGCTCTCCCATTACAGAAATAAAATCCCCAAGATCTAAAGTTATTAGTTCAGCAAAGGCTTTTCCTAGAAGAAATACTGCTCCAGCTAAAAGAGCAGCAGCAAATGCGAATTTAAGGAATACTAGCACTCCTGCCCCTGCGGCGGTTGCAGCCTTGGAAATTGCTGTGATTGCGCCTGCTATACCTGCGCCAGCGGCTGGGGCTGTAAGACCCAAGGCGGCGAAGCCTGCCTTCATCATGGTAAACAAAGGAGCAAGAAGCCCGCCGAGCATTGTAAGTCCTTTAAGAGCTGCAATCACCCCTATAACATATCCAATCATTTTCTTTGTCTCAGGAGACATAGAAGCAAAAGCTTCGACAATGCTTCTGAACATTTCTATGATTGGTTGAGCAGCCACAAGAAGCTTTTGCAAAGATGCCTTGAGCATTCTCATAATAGGTGTTGCTGATTTTGCAGCTTCTGCCATTTCTTCGTTAGTTACACCAAGTTCTTCAAACTTCTTTTCCTGAGCATCTGCTGCTCCTGTTACAACCTGCATCATTGTAGCGACATCTGTTTCCAAGGCTGCTGCAAAAGCTTGCTTCCTATGGCGACCCATTGTCTCGAAGCTTTGACCAGATTTATTAAGCTGTTCGGAGAGATATTTAATTTTATCTGCAAAATCTAATCCTACAATCTTTTTCATGTCAATAAGATTTCGACCAAGAAGAGTATTCAAGCGACCAACTGCTGAAGCTGCACCTCGGAAAGTGTCGAACTTTTTAGCGATGCCGACCAGTTTATCCATCGAGACACCTGTCTTGTCTGCCAATAAAGCCAAGTTTGTAAACTCTTGACCCATATTGTCTCCAAACTGTGCTAAATCGCCGCCCATTTGTTGCATTTGTTGCATAAGTTGATCACCAGAAGCAGATACTATCTGAGAAAGACCAAAAAGTTGCTTTTGCATATCAATAGCACCTGTTGTAGATTTCCCCATTGCTTTTGTAGCAAAATCAATAAACTGTGCTGAATTTTCTGTTGCAATGCCAAGAGCTTCAAATTGGTTTGTTGCTTTTAAGACTTCTGCTTGAGCTTCCATTGTAAGATCTCTAAAGCCAGAGATTTGACTTCTTAACTTGCCAAGATTGGCAGTGTTTTCTTCGATGGTCATCCCAAACTTGTGTTGTTCTTCTGAGATCTCCGCGACAACTTTTTTGTCTTCTGACGTCATTGAGACCCCAACCGTTTTGACAAAATCTGCTTGAGCTTGATCGATAGAGAAAATAGCCTGGGCTGTTGTTTGAGCCATGCTAGCAGTTAAAGAACCAACTATATTTCCAATAGTAAACTGCTTTTTGAATGTTTCACCCAGCTTTTTGAATATATCTCCTAGAGATAAACCTTCTTTCCGAGCTTTTATGAATTGTCCAATAATACCTCTTTTCCAGGCATCACCAACGCCAGTCACTCTAAGAAGAAGAGAAGAAAAGCCGTCTTGCAAGTCTTCCATTGCGTCGTTTTGCTTTTTACCTATATTAAGTAAAGCTTTTTTGGTGCCAAGCTCTTTTGCGGCTCCTTCAGCAATCTTCTGCGCTGCTTCCAAGCGTTTCTGCTCCTTTTCTGTGAGTTCTTTTCCGAGATCTACTTTTTCTGTGAGGAGTTTGACCTGTTTAGCTGATTCATCAAAAAGCTGCTTTTGAACATCATACTCTTCTTGAAGCTTGTCTAGCTTTTTTTGTCGTTCGCTAGTTTCTTCGCCTTGTTTGTTGGCTATATCGTTATAAGCATCTCTAATGGTATCCAGCAAAGCTTTTTCTTTTTGAAGAGCAGCGACTTTCTGGATCACACTATCTACATCTGTTTCTTCATCTGTTTCTTCAGCCATTTAAACTCTCCTTATTTAAACGGCCACTTTAAACCTGTTGTTTGTTCAAACTTCTTTACGGCAGCGTCTAGCTTGTATTTGCTATCATAGGTTCTCTTGTCTCCAAGACCGTGACTCTTGTATGCGTTCATATATCTTCTTTCATTTTTCAAAGCGCTCATAAAAGAATTAACCTCAGACTGAGTTCCTCTTACTTTGGAAGGAAAGAATACATTTTCTCCAAATGTCCATTTCATGATAGTCTTTATCCATTCACCAAAAGCTGCAAGGATCGTTTCGTTAAGTTCGCCTTTGCGCTTGGCTCCTAGATCAATGATTTGTGTTGCAAGTTCATTTTCTTCTTTCATAATATGGAATCCCTATGATTATTAGTAATTAGTGTTTTAATAAAAATAATGCTCTCTTGAAAACAAGAGAGCATTTATAGATTTATTTGCCTTTCTTTTTGGCTTTTTCAATATCTTCTTTTTCTTTGAGAAATTGCTTGTTAAGGCGAGCCAAAAACCATTTTCTTAGAACTACAGGAAGGTTGTATGCCTCGATAAAGCTCCACCCTCCGTGGTATTTAAGATTAAAAATCTCTTCATAGACATACTCAGCTTGCTCCTCCTTTAGGCCAAAAAAACTCCGCAGTCAGCGGGACCTCCAGTGTGTCCTCATGTCCACAGTTTTGACATTCAAAAGGATATTTCATGTCCAAGTTTGGATTGATATTTGAATAAGCATTACGAATGTAGCGAGAATCTAAAGCAGGTAAAAATTCAATAAGTCTTTCAATATCTGATTCTTTGCGGCTTCCGTTGACGGCTACAATCATAGACTTCATTTGTGTTACCAAGCTTGTTTCTTCTTGCGTATGTTTTTTTCTTTTCTTTGTTCTTTGAGCAATAGAAAGTTCGTCGCGACCTGTCAAAAGCTTGACAGTTACTGTTACTTTTGTCCTGGGCACAACAATATCATACTCGCCATCGTTTTTTCCTTCGGCAACTTCATATCCATTAGCAGAAGCAACGCCTCCTGGATTGACATTCAAGTTAGAAAGATCAACCTCCCACTTGTCTTGAGCCATGCAAGCAGGGCATACAGTTTGAGCCTTGTATTCAGGACCATACCCAGTAACTCTGGATGCAATAATAATAGCATTTCTATCTCCAATAAGAAGATGTTGTGGATCGATTGTTTTATCGATGATAATGCTTCTTAAAAGTCTTTCAACTGTAAGTCCTTTCTTGACAAGAGAAGGAGAAGTTAGGATGTCTTCTTCCTTTGCAGTCATATATTTAATTTCAATCGTTTCTTGATTATATAAAGGATGGTTTTCAGGGTAGTATCGCCCCCCTGAAGGCAGCTCTACGTGTTCCGTAGGCATAGAGAAGGATAACCCTTGTGATCCTCCTTCAACGGCAGCTACAGGGGCGTCTGCGCCGCCGTCAGGGGTTGTATTATCGTCCAACCCGAGACGATCAGAATTATTTCTAGACATTTATACCTCTATTGTGGTTTGGAAGTAGGAGATTTGTCTCCTTTAACATCGATAGTAGCATAATCATATCTAACTGTTAAAGTAATTTCTACCATGTCTTCTGTGTCATAAGCTAAATCACCGAAGGTAACATTCTTAATCCAAGGATTAATCAAGGTCCAAGTTTCTAAAATATCGCTGTTATCTTGTCCAAGTTGCTTAAGTTTAACCTGTCCACCAAGAGCGCTGACAGCACTAGACTTCATGATTGTATTAGAAGCAGAGCGAACATCTGTAGGTAAGTAATAACCAGAGTTTTGCAAAGCCTTAACAAGAGCTTGAGAAGCATCATTCGGGTAAGAAGGGTCAACTAATGTAATGTCAATAGTTTGCCATTGAACACGACCAGGGTAATAAAAGGTATGATTAATAAAGTTATGTGGGGTTTCCGTAATTTCAAAGCTTGGCTTATTTGCGGATTTAGCATACCATTCCTGCAATCCTACTACGTTTTGACCGTTTTGTTGTTGTACGTTGTTTCCAAAAGAAACGAGCCATCTAAATGATCTTTTTGGATCAACTATAGCTCCTCCTTGTCCACCCCAAAATCCTTTCGCTGCCATGTTATGTTTTCTCCTTTATATTAAATAGGTATTAAGTGTTTTTTAGTCCTCAAAAGATGCGCCTGTATTTGTGATATTAAAGTCAATCGCAATATACTCGATGGCGCGGGCTGGCTTGAGGAAGATTTTAGCATACATGATATTTCTATCAATCAAATCTGGCGTTGTTGTAGTTTCATCAAGTACAACTTTAAAATCAGTCAAGCCAAAGTCAGTTTTAATACCTTCTAAGAAAGGATCAACCTGAGCTAAGAAACGATCCCATGTTGCAGGAACGTTCTGGTCAAAAAGAAGACCATTAGAAATTCTAGAGATTTGCTTTTTAACGAAAATCATGAGCCTTCTAACATTGATTCTATCAAGAGCAGAACGAGTCACCTGAAGTGTCTTTTGACCGAAAATAACGATCCCTTCTGCTGGGAAAGAAGCAATAGGATTGATGTTCGCTTCGTAAAGATCATCTCTTTGTTTAGATGTAAGTTTGTCTCTTACTCCAATGATAGGGATACCAGCGGAGCCTTCTGTAAGACCGCCGCGATTGAATCCAGCAGGAGCAAACCAAAGTCTTGTTGCGCTTTCAGAGCTAGAGAAAGTTCCCAAAGCTGCAATAGAAGGTGGTGCCCATAAAATTCTATCATTAATCGTGTCTCTCATTTGAACCCAAGGGAAGTAAGTACAAGCATAGCTTGAGTTGATACCTCTTGTCTTGAGTGCATCGATTGCATTTTTTGCTGTATAACGTCGGGCTGCGTAAGAGTTCGCAGATCCTCCATCGACCGCTGGTACATATGCGCTAGGTATATCAATAACTGCCAATGAGTCGCCTCTGTCTTCACAGACACTGATCAAGTAGTCGTTTAGAGCAGTGTTAGTGATACCGGGCATTGCTGCTAAGTTATACTCTACAACTTCTGCGTCAGAGATAGAATCAACAGCCTTCTTTACACTGTAATAAGCATAGCTTGATGTTTCTGTTGCATCTCCACTAAGAGCATCTGTATTGTTAAATGGCTCTTTTTCATAAATATCAAGACCATCATTTCCGCCGTGTAGGACGGTTGTGAAAGAGTTGAAACCTTCATCAAGTACAGAAGTATATGAGCTAGAAATAGCTGTAATAGAGTTTCCTGCTGCTCTTGAGCCAGAAACGTACAAGGCGTCTGGTGTGATGTCACCGCCAGTTCCTGAGCCGCCCTGACGAGAGATATCATCAAGAGAGAAGATCCAACTGTAAGCTGTGGCACCGTTATTTGAAACAGAGAAGTCATCAATATCTTTTGCTTTAGGTTGCAATACATCTTGAGTACCAAAGTTATAAGTACTAAACCCGTCAGCACCCAGCGATGTATCTACTCCGAAATAAGCACTCTTAGGAGATTGAACTCTTCCGTCAGAGCTGCTAATTCTCAAGTAAGTTCTTGGGAATTCCAACGAAGCAGTAAATGCGTAAGATAATGTCGAACTGCCGTTGGTGCAGGTGAGTGGGAAATAAAGAAATCCAACGTTGCTGCCGGCATTGAGTGCGTTTCTACCACCTGGGAAAGAAGCACCAGAAGCAGGATAAGCCATTCGTGGAGCAGATGGGACCGTCTCCTGCGTGAAGCTGTTAATAGCTGTCAAGTGAGAACCACTAGTAAACTGAATAGTTTGATGTCGAGGAGGTCCATATACACCAAACGGCAGGAGTCTTTCATCAGTTGTCTTGTTGTTGACATCGGCATTAATTTCTACGCGAATGAACCTAGATTGATTGGCGTAGTCGCCATATTCAGTATACCGATTGTTTGTTGTATCCCACGTTTGATATCTGTCACCGATTTTCTTTGCAACATAATCAGGGGAGTCGGGGTTTAAGTTACAGTTATTGAACTGTTCAATAATCTGAACTGCCGAGTCTAAATCGTCGATTCTTCTTAGTTCAACGGTAAATGTTCCATATGGATTAGAGTCATTAGAAGAGGCTCTTACGTTTGAAATAGATACCTTAAGGTTCTTTGTATCCCATGCGCCTGTGTCAAGAGCATGAATCTTGAAAAGCTTTTGCTGCTTTTCAGGGCTGTAGTTGTTTGCGACAGGAGCAGCAAGAGTAGAACCATTGATAGTATTTAAGTCCTGCGAAAAGAACCAGCCTGTTTGAGCGGCTTGAGAAGCTTTCCTGTGGTCTCCCTGTTCAATTGAAGTGGAGGCATTTTGAAGCTTCAGCGGAACAATTGCTCCATAAGCTCCAACCGAGGAGGGTTGCTTTACTCCATTCGACTTAAATGCTTCAGCTGAGTGTCTTTCAAAAGTCTCTCCAAGGAAATAAGTCACGCTATTGTCTGTGACGCGAGTCCAAGACTTAGAAGGAGATGTATTAAAAACGTTTCTAATGTACTTGTCAGAGTTTTTATCCAAAGAGAATGTGAGCTTATCTACAACATTTTGCGATGCATCAAAAACTTCAGCGGTAAATGCTTTTTCACCGGAAAGGCTAGCAATAAGAGCGCCTGCACTAGATGTGTTGTGGGCTGCGTCTGTTGAGGTGGGATCAAAACCAGCAATAGAACCGGAAAGACCAATGTATCCCGAGTTACAATAGAAAATAGCTGCAAGAGATCCAGTATAACTATTACGGGAATCGGCGTGGACTGCTGCGATGTGAGCTACATTACCGGAGGGGAAAATGAAAAGACCATATGCGCCGCCACCGTCCTGAGCCATTCCGTTGAAGGTGCCGTCCGCGTCTCTAGTATACCAACCAGCTTCGCCACCAGCGGTTTTTTTAGGGTGCTCATCACCAAGGAGACGAACAAAAGTAATAGGGCTATTGTTTCTTAGCCAAGCTTGTGCTGCATAAACAGCATAAAGTGGAGCAGAACTATCTCCTGCTCGCCATGCATCTGTTTGTGTTCCTACTGCTGTAGGGTTTCCAAAAATGTTAATAAATTCGGAAAAAGAATCTACTTGTACTGGGCGGAGACCAGGACCTCTTTGTGCGCGTCCAATGAGAACTGGACCTGGGTCGGCTGGTGCTTCTGTTATTTGAGAGTTGTCGATTTCAGAGACAAAAACTCCGGGGGAAACAAATTTATACTTTTTAACTGACATCCTTTATTCTCCTATTACTCTAGATTTAGGGTGAATATAATTTCATTCTCTTATAAATAGTTAGTGAAAACGCCAAAATACTTTTTAAGGTTTATAAAATCCATCGTCGCCAAGCGGCTCGGGAATATCTCCAAAAATAACGTGTTCTCTGGGGAAACGCACTTCGACTGCACTTTGTCTTTTTACTATCTTAGGTGTCTCTTGGTTTTTATCTTCGCCTATTAAATAACCTAATATTCTAATGTTAATATCGGTCATGAACTTTCTTTCTTGATCTTGTAGATCGCTTACTGTGTTGTTTGCGGCGAAATCAGACTCTATAAACCCTTCGTACATGTGGTCGTTTCTTTTAAGTTGGAAATAATTTATTCCGCCTGGGGTTGTTATAAACGGTGTCATAATATCATTCATTTGCTGTTGATACTCTGTTGTGATTGAAACAGTATAGTTAACAGTTATATATACAGGAAGGGGTACTGTATAAGTTTCATAGACAATCTTTTCATTTTGCTTCTTTGTTTTAAAGTTTACTTGATTAAATCTTCTCTTGGCGTCTGCATTTGCAAATTCTGAAGTTTTCTTGTGATTTATTCTTCTTGCAACGGTTATAGATCCTTTTTTTTCATCGTTAACCGGAGGTATATTTGCATATATAGAGCCTTTTTGTGTCAAATCTTTTGTAATAGAGTTTCTTTCCAAGGTCATTAAAGGATAAATAATAGCCCCATTGTCATCACGCAAATCTTTATGTTGTTTAATTTGAGCGGCTCTTTCTGCTGCGACCCAGATAACAGGGACTTTTTTGAAACCTTTGTTAGTTTCTGTGTGGATATCAAGAGTATTGTTAAGATAATCAAGCATAGCTGCATCGATGTCTTCTATTGTAGAAGGCATTAACAATTCTTCTCTAACGTTTGGATCTTTACTGGGCATCGAATAAACCTCTTCTGGACTTAATACAAGCTGCGGAAACTTCCAAGCTCTTTCCTGCTTGACCGAAAATCTCTCTTGGCTCGGACAGGGTTGCAATCTCATAATAATCATCATCGTAAAGGACAAAATCGCCTTCACGAACATATAAATCTTGGTCGTCTGTTAGTCTTCTTTTGTGAAAGTGGACTGTGATTGAGTAAACTTTATCTAAGCCATGCTTTTCAGTTGTTGTCTCGACGCCACCAAACTCAACCAGTGCATACACTCTAATAGGAGATAAGAAATTTTTATTTATTGCCTCGCCGTAGATAGGATGGTAGTTTGTATGTTCTTGGCTTATAGGATAATAAAGAATTTGTTGTCCAATGACTCGCTCAATAAGCTCATCATTAACTTGCTTTACAAGATCTCGCTCTTTTTCTCCTAGAAAAAGTGGAGGAGGTGGCTGATCTGGCTGGGTCCATTTATCTTTAGGCACAAATCATCCTCCTATCCTTGGAAAATACCGACAGGTATCTTCTGCATTGTTTCTAGTGCAGTTGTTGTAATATTGTTTTGTTTCTCACTGAGCTTTTCGTATGTAAGCTCATCTAGAACTGTCTTGAGTTCTTCTCTGAGTGTTTCTTTCTCTGATTGAGCCTGAGATAAAAGATCAGACGCATTTAGAGTGACATCATTACCTGGGATGGGTATAGAGCCGAACTTCCCTCGGACTTGTCCAAGAGTTTCTTTAGATATTGCAAGAGCAAATCTTCTAATCCATTGTTTACCTATAGAGTTGATACTGTTATATGGAAGGTTGGAGAAAGGAAGCGTGTTCATGTTATTAACGCCTGTTAAGCCACTATCTGCGGTGTCATCTTCAGTCCAAGGGTCGTATTTAACCGTAAACTCAATCCAAAACCTTTCTGGGAAATTTTCAGTCTCTGGTGGGGGGAATATTCTTAATCGATTGTTCTTAATTTCAAAAGAATATTGTGATGTTCTTGTATAGATTGCATCTTCGTAAGCCATTGCTTGAAGTTTATTCTGCCATGTTGGAACTACTTCAAATTGTGAATCGTCTGCGAACTGACCATAAGTAGACATGTTGCCGATGGTATTTAATCCACCGTAGTAACTGTAAAATCTCCACTGAGCATATGGTGTTTTATAATAAACTTTTCTAATGGTCACTCTTTTATTGCCAACTTTATTAAAATAAAGAGCATCTGTATCTGTTGCAGCGGAAGAAGAGATAAGATTTTGAAGATCGTAATCTTGTTGATCTGTTACGACGTCGAAGGAAGCAGAATAAATTGGCAAATCCCCCCCGATTCCGACCTCTGTAGACGTTTTCTTGCCTACTCTAAGGGCATAGTCAAAAGAAAACTCAGGATACTGTAGAGAGGCTGTAATGCCGAACAGAGCGGAATCTGACGTTTGTTGTCCGTCTTGATCAAAAGTTCCTGTGGCGGCTCCAAGGGCATTAGGTAAAGAATTCTTAGCTTGATGGATATTCACCAAATAAGAATATTCCAAAACAGCGTCTTCATAGTGAGAATAGACATCTTCCTCTGTTAGTTCAATATCTAATACTGCTCCACCGAGTTTTCTGTAAGTGTAAGTTACTTGGTCTGAAGCACCTGAAATAAAGCTAACGTCATAAAGATCAGAAGTGTTATCAACATACACTCCTAAAGCATATAAAGAGCCTGATGCGGCAGTATCAGTGTTGCCAGTCGCAGGTAATATTACCTTTGACATTTGGCTAGCGGGAGTAAGTGTAGGGGACGCCATTAATATTATTCTCCTATATCAGAGTAAATAGTATAGAAAAACACATAATGGTAAAAAACACCCTTTTAACTAACCAACTTACTTTTTCTTTTTCTTAGCAGGTTTCAAAGCTTCTTTTGATACGGGCTTAAGAGCAGGCTTTTTCTTTTCTGCCTTGGGAGCAGCCTTTTTAGCTGCTACTGGTTTTGGAGCAGGCTTTAGCTCTGGCTTCTTTGCTTCTACTGGTTTTGGAGTAGGCTTTTTGGCTTCTACTGGTTTTGGAGCAGGAGCTTCTGCTGTAATTTCTTCTACTTGATTAAGGCGGCTTCGTGGATGACCGGCATATTTGGGGTTAAACATTTGTTTTCTTTTCTTACCCATTGTAAATCTCCTTGAGTGTTATAAATAGTTGTAAATAAACCAAAAAACATAAAAAAACCCCCTTCCGAAGAAGAGGGTCAAATATAGATTTATATTTTAAATATTATTTTTAGAACGTTGGAGAACCGTAAAATTTAATAAGAAGCTTACCACCCGTGTGAGTAGCTGCGCCGCCAGGTGCGGCTCCAACCGTAAGATAAATAACATCACCATCAGCATCTGGCTGGGCTGGTGCAAGGCTCTGTATTGTTTTGCCTAGCGCAACGTTGCCGCCCATTGTGAAAACAGCCGCAGAGTCACCTTCATCGCTAATTTTGTTGTCAAAAACTTTATTAGCAGCCGTAGCTGAAAGTAAATCAAAATCCAAGCATGGATTGGATGAGGCAGTTGGTAATTCAAGACAGATAACCTCAACTTTATAAAGTATCCCAAACGTTGCAGTAAGATATTTAGTAACGTATGCCGCGCCTGAATCAAGTCCGATTGCGTCACCCAAAGTATTTGAGTGCTTAAGACCAGTTAGGTCAAGTTCAATTGTGTTGATAAGGGTGCCATCAGGTGCTTGATACCGATAATGCTTAGGGGCAATCTCAGTACTTATAGCGCCTGCTCCGTGAGCAGCAGCTAGAGGGGTCATGGTCCCCAGCGTGTCAGCGTTCTTAAGTGTTGTGTCCTGTAAGTCTAATTCTCTCTTCAAATTTTCAATTAATGCCTGGACTCTTGCCAAGCCTACTCTTTTAGATCCCATAGTTTAAAATCCTCCCTTGGTTATACCATTTTTAATCATATCAAAAACTATATGGTGTAGGTTTTCCCTACGATGTAAGTAGTTTCTTTAATCTTCAAACATAAAAAAACCCCGGTGGAATTCACCACCGAGGCTCTTTTTTAACGAAACGCTAAGTCTTAGCTACCGGACTCACCAAGGAGACCGCGTACAATAACAAGACCGTACATATCAGGACGTACCATCTTCTTCGCGTAACGGGTCATGACACCCTTACGTGGTACGAAGTCTTCCGTACCGAAGATAGTTGGTGTTACCTGGAGAGGTACATATGGAGCGTAGACATATCCAGATTCGAGGAATCCAGAACCTCTGCGACCAACAAGAACAACGTTACGTGGGAAGTATGGGTCAACATGGACATCCCATTTGTTATTCAAAGTACCTGTCTTAACAGCGCCGATTGTACCTTTAGCATCATCAGCAGTCACTGTAGCGCGGAAACCGGCTGTGAACTCCATCACGTTAGCAACTTCTGGTCCACAAACAACAAAGTTTGCGCCACCGCGAAGTGTCTTACGGTGAATCTGAGCACTTACGTCATTGATGGTTTCGAGAAGTGTCTCGTACCATTCGCTAACTGTACCAGTGAAGTCAGGAGCAGCAGCAGAAGCTCCAATTTCAGCACCAGTTGTGCGATTAACGAAGAGACCGGGGGAACGGCTCCAGTAGTAAGTACCAGCTTTGGCACCCTTAACGAGGTCTTCGAGGATCTCTTGATCGATTTCAAGAGCAACCTGCTCAGAAAGAATGCTTGTAAGTTCAACTTCAGCATCGAGGTTGTGGTAAGCATTCAAGTCTTGACCTAATTCTGGTGTCCACTTAGCTTTGAGCTTCTTGGTCATTGCTGTAACGGCAACAGAGTCAACTTTGATGTCAATCTCTGGAATACCAGTATTAGCTTCGAGTTCCCAAGCAGTAGCACCGACAACAGAACCAATTGCTGTACTAGCAGTAAAGTTGTCGTCGATGTTGTAGTTGAGCGTTGCAAGATTCGCAGCACCTGTAATTCTTCCCATCAAAGATCCGCCTGTACCATTATCGAATACAGTTGAGCCGGATGCTTGTGTGAAGGTAAGCTGAAGTCTGAAAGACGCAGAGGAAGGATCGTCGGTTGCAGATCCTGTAGCAACTGTTGTCAAACGACGAACAAGCTTTGCCGTTGTTCCGAGTTTAGTTTCAATCATTGGGACAAGGTTTTTAACATTAAGTTGTTCCATGTTTCCAACAGTAGAACCTGTTGTCTCAACAACAACGACCAAAGAACCAGACAAGTCAGGGTCGAAACGAACGAGCTTGTCAAGCTTATCTTGATTAGCTTGGGTTAGTTGCGGGAATGTTCCAGCAGCAGAACCAACAGAACCAGAAGCGATAACTACTAAAGTTCCGCACGCGATATCGTGAGAGCCGGTTGGGGAAGCGTAGCCATTGTTCAAGTTGTAGGCACCTTTGGAAGCGTTATCGCCTTCAAGGTTAACACCACCTGTCAATTGACTTGCAACAACTCCACCACCGTAGAGGGAATCGCCTGCATCAAAATCAAGCTTAGGTGATTCATCGGAAACTTGGAAGTCCAAGAAGAAAATGAGACCAGAAGGGAGGCTCATTGGCTGGACGGATACAAGATCATTCGCGATAAGACCACCAAATACGCGGCGGACAATTGGGAAAGCAACAGAAGCGAAACCTTCCACATCTCCAGCAGCCATGCTAGAGGATTCTTTAAGCAACTGAGCTGCTTGGTTTTCTAAAAGACGAGCCATTCCTTGACGCTTATTCTCGTCAGTAATTCCTTCAAGAAGTCCGGTGCGCTCCCACTTTTCGAGGAGGGCATCTCCTTCTTGCTGAAGGTTGCGTGTTTGAATACCTTCAGTAAGTTTTTGTAAAACAGACATTATTTAAATTCTCCTTATTATTTTAGTTTGTTTTTATAGACCTGCTAAAATTTTCCATCGATCAGTAGCAGAAGAAGATTTCTCTTGCTTCTTTTCTGTCTTTGGCAAATAAGTTGAAGAACTTTTTGTAACCGCTTCGCTCAGTGATTGTGGCTGTTTTACATTAGCAGAAGTGCCCACTGCGCTTTGAAGAGTCTCAAAGATAATCTTTGCTTCTTCAACAGAACCGGCTTTAGACAACGCTTCGACAATTTTAATCTTTTGTCGCTCATTCAAGGAGGTGTTTGTTAAAACCTTGTTCGTATATAACAAGCGTGCATTAGCAGTAGCAGTTTCTTTCAAAACATTATGCACCTTGTTAAGTGTCTCGTTTAGTTTTTCGTTTTGAGCTTTGAGATTTTTATTCTCATTTGTAGCTTCTTTTGTTTTTTCAATTTCTTTTCTAAGAGTTTCTTGATACTCTTCTGTGCCAGCTTCAGCGGGCTTAGATTCGGACCAGCCTGCTTTTGGAAGAGGATCTGCAATGTCTACTGTAACTTCTTCTGTAAGATCTGCAAGAACTTCGGAAACAATGTCAGCAATATTATCTTCGGAGATTTCAACTTCTGCTTCTATTGTCTCTTCGTTGCAAGGAACGTAATCACATTTTTCGTCTTTGTCATCGCCGTCATCATACTTGCCTTTCTTTTTTTCTTCTTTCTCTTCTTCAAGAGCTTCTTCCTCTGTTTCTAGGAGAGATTCCAAAGCAGCTTCATCAAGTTCAATTTCTTCGTCCATTGATTCATCATCTTCTGGTACGATTTCTTCCGCGACTTCTTCTCTGTCTAACATCTCAGAAACATCTAGACCTTCGTCTTCTTCTTCATTCTTCATGGCATCTAGAAGATCTGTAAGATCAAGAACAACTTCTTCTTTGTCTTCCTTGTCAGGGCACGGACAGTCATCATCATGCTCATGGTCGTCATCTGCGGCTGCGTGTTGTACTTGGTCAAGTACGTCTGTTGGCTTTTCGTCTTCTTCCTCTTCTTCGTTAAGAGTGGTTGTGTTTAAAATCTCTTCTACTGCTTCTTTAATTTGGGTAGAATACTTTTCGATAACGGCGGCTTCAGCGTTCTTAAGAGCAACTTCTCTTAAGGCTTCAGCATCAATGATGGCTTGTTCGAGCATAGATGACATTTTGTTCTCCTCCGAATAGAATTAGTCTCTAATAAATAGTATCTCATTGTTCTAAAAGACTTAAATGAAAAATTTTATAAAATGTCGCATAAAAAAACCGGGAGGTGGTGTTCCTCCCGGCATAAACCTACCGGGGGATAAACCCCCGGCAGGAATAAAAATAGTAGTTATTGCTACTTGTCTTCTAAGAGGCTAGGTTGCTCAGAAGTAAGATTTAAAACTACATTTTGTAGCTTTTCAATCTCAGACTGCTGTTGCTTCATAGCTTCAACGAGGACAGAAGTCAAACGACCGTAGTCAATACCTTCTGCGCGTCCGTCTTTACCAAAGGACACAACTTCAGGAACGATTGCTCCAACTTCTTCAGCGATAAACCCGACGTCAGCCTGTCCAGTTCCTTTCCAATCGTAAGTAACACCACGAAGAGACTTCACAGTGTCAATTGGATTCTTAACTGTCTTGACGTTAGTCTTGTGACGAGCAGATGAGTAAGTAACCCAAGCACGAGCACGAGCGTCGCCAGTTGTTGGAAGTTGTAGAAGGTAGCCATCAGAATTTGCTGTACCAGCAAGTTCTACACCAGCAGCAGTTGTAAGAGTAAGAACGCCAGTAGCGGACTCAACTTCATCAACATAGGCAGTAGACCACTGAAGTGCGGAAGATCCGAGAGCGCGAGCGCTATCAGAAGAAGGCACTAAGTCAGAGTCAAAACGACCAGTAGCTGTAATAGTGTCGGAAGTAGCATCACCGAGGTCAACATCTCCAGTAGCAGAAAGACTGGTGAAGGTAGCAGCAGCCGCACTGTTAGCACCGATTACTGTTCCGTCGATTGCACCAGAGTCAACATTAATATTTGTGATAGCTTGGTCGTTAGCATCAAGTGCCTGTCCAAGTGAGTCAGCGTGAAGGACCTTAATGTGACCTTGAGACCAGCGGTAAGTTGGGGCACCAAGCATGACAGCATCGTCAGTCAAAGGAGCAGCCATTTTACCAAAACCAATTCCTTCTTGGGAATCAGTTGTAGTAAATCTCATGTACTCGTTACCGGCTTCTGCGATAGAAAGAGCAGAAGCTAAGTTGTCTGTCAAAGACATTTTGTTTAAGCCAGTGTTGCCACCGAACTGAATGTCAAGACCAACAGCAGCATCATCTACGCTAACGCTGTCGCAGTTAATATCTCCGACGTTAGTGATGTTGTTGTCACCCATGCTAAGGTTGTTTGCAAGAGTATCAAGACCAGACTCAATGTAAGTCATGACACGAGACATTGCAGACTTGCGGTTGGTTCCACCAGCACCGTCATCAACCATGATCAAGTCAGCATCTACAAGAGCAGCGCCGATGTCTGTGGCTCCGTCGATGTCGAGGTTAGCAACTGCGAAAGCACCGTCGTTGCAATCGAGAGTTGTAAATGTACCAGCAGCAGCGGAGTTAGCACCGATGGTTGCTCCATCAATAGCACCAGAATCAACATTAATGTTTGTGATAGCTTGGTTGTTTGCGTCAAGAGCAGCACCTAGCTGATCAGCCTGGAGGCTGTCGATGTAAGCAACACCGTCGAGGTAAAGATCTTTAAACTCACCACCAGAAGCACCAAGGTCTACGTCGTTGTCAGTCTCTGGGCGGAAAACGCCGTCAGCGAGACGAACTTGAGTAGTAGATCCGATGTTAAAGTCCAAAGCAGAATTGCCGTGATCATAAAGAACCGCAGCAGCAGCGGAGCCGCCGAGCTTTGTTCCACCGAACTGAAGACCACCGCCGTCCATGTTAGCAGCAGAGCCAGAGTTACCAGCAATGATGAGGAAGTCGGAAACTTCTAAAGAGTTCTGAGTTACAGAAACACTGTCGATGTTACCTTGAACCTGAAGGTCGCCAACAACCAAAAGGTCATTGCTAACTCTCATGTGAGAAGCGGTAAATTGTGTAGCAACAACCTGAGTTGCAGCAGAGTTTGTACCAATTGTTACACCGTCAATAGCACCGGAGTCAACGTTGATGTTGGTGATAGCTTGGCTGTTTGCATCGAGTGCCTGACCGAGTTGGTCAGCGTGAAGGGCAACAATGTGACCTTCTGCAAAACGAGCACTACCGTTTCCAAGATCGTAAAGGTTGTCATTAAACGGAGTGAAGTCAGATGCTACATCAGCAATAAACATGACGTGATCTGTAGCAGCGTTACCAAGGACAGTGTTACCACTAGATGAAAGATCGGTGAATGTACCGGCAGCAGCAGAGGAAGCACCGATAGCAACGCCATCGATTGTTCCACCGTTCATGTCGGCGTCTGTAATGGTTACTTGAGCATTAGCACCCAAGGTAGCACCATCAATAGCACCGCCGTCGATGTCAATAGCATCGAGAGGTGCAGACTCGATAAAGTGAGCACGAGTCATTTTGCGAAGAGTTCCGCCTGCTCCATCGTCAATCATAACGAGGTCAGCGTCAGCTACTGTAGTTGTAGCAGAAAGGTTTTGGATATCAACAGAAACAGTAACGTTTGCAGATCCATCAAATGTGAAATCAGCAATACCGTCGCCATCTTGCAAGTTGTAAGCAAGACCGCCGTCAGTAGCGATTTCTTTTGGGGCAGAGCCCGAAGCGCCTGGTGCGAAGTAGTAAAGTTTCGTTCCAGAAGCGAACATACGAAGAACTGAAGCCGAAGCGTTCAAGTCCGTCGCGGAACCACTTGTGAGTAGTTCGAACTGTGCGAATTTAGAATAAATCGACACAGGATTAGCATCAAAAGGTGCAGCCATAATAATTTTCTCCCTTGTTTGTTATTATGTGAGGGACTAGACGTACCAGTACCCCCGTTACTATTAAGTAGCTTCACAGGAACCAAAAAAGACACTTTTTATGCTACAAAAGTGTGACACCAAGCCTTTATTAATGATAACAAGACTTTAAGATTTTAACTTTTTTTCTAGCTGCTTTATTCTGTCTTCTTGCGTTTCTATTTGCTCTTGTTGTTGTTTTACACACTCAACCAACAAAGAGGTAATTTTAGAATAATCCATTCCGATGGCGCTTTTTCCATCAGATTCATAAGAGACTAGTTGTGGCAAGACCTTGCCAACTTCCTCTGCGATGAACCCAAAATCTTTATGTCCAGATTCTTTCCACGTAAATTCGACACCTTGTAGTTTTTTGGCTGTTTCAATTGGATTAGATAAAGGTGTGACATTCTGCTTGTATCGGGCAGATGAATAAGTAGACCAAGCATAAGCCATGCCTCGACCTAAAAAGTCATCTGAGTTTGGAAGAGTTAAGGAATATCCCGTAACTGCCGTATTAATTCCAACATTTCCTGTTACATACAGCGTACCTCTGATTTGATTGCTAGAGATAGTAGCACCGTCGTTTCGTCCAATAATAGTTGAGCCAGATACATCAAGCTGCGCTCCAGGAGAGGATTCCGCTATACCGACTCTAGCAGAAGAAGCTTCAACAAACACAGTGTGTGAATGTGCAGTTGTTGCAGTTCCTCCACCTGGATCGGATTTAATAATCAGGTCAACGTCGCTACTATTGCCATTGAAAGTTATTGCATCTTGTCCCGTGGCAGATTCAAGGAAATCAGCAAACTGAATATTACCTGCAAAGAAGCGCATTCTATCTGTGAGGAAATCGATATAAGTATCATCATCTGCGGCGTTTTGAAGGTTGCCTGCAAAAGCAATGTTGTTGCTTACGTGTATAGAGCCTGTGAATTGGTGAGTGTTTGCGCTTGCTGATCCGAACAAGGTCGAGCCAGAGACAACTAAAGCTTCTGGCAAATTGAGAGGAGCACATCGTATTCCAACGTTGTCTGCTGGTCCATTTATATAGAAAGTGTTAGATATAGAAGATCCTTGAGCACTTACAGTAAAGGTTTCTCCATCGGGATTGAACTCAAATTGATTTGTGGTGTTCTCAAAAGCTCTAATATTTCCAGCAGTAGCGTTGATATTGTCTGCCCCAAAATTAAAGAAAGTATCTGAATCTCCTAAATGAGAAATCCTGTCAGCAACGTAAATGTCATCGGAAACATAAACAGAGCCAGTAAACCAGTGTGTATCAGAGCCGCCTGCTGTTCCAAAGACAGTGGAGCCAGATACAGAAAGTTTTTGGAGAGGATTGGATGTACCAATACCGACTTTATCTGAAGATCCTTGAACAAAAATGGCGAAATCATCGTTAAGCGCTCGGACCTTTAAATCAACATCTGTTCCATCTCCGATTTGAACCAAGTTTTGTGAATCTTCGTCAAGGGTTAGAAGTGTAGTTCCGCCAGCGGTAAAGTCGATTTGATCGTTGGCGAAGGTTATCTTTGTATCAGAGTCATTCCAATGGTAAATTCCATCACTTGAGCTTCCATTTCCAATCGTGATAGAGTGAGAAAACTTTGCCGAACCTGTAAATCTATGCGTACTGGCACTTGCAGAGCCAAACAAGGTTGATCCCGACACCACTAGGGCTTCGATGACGCCAGAAGGTGCAGTTCGTATACCTACGTTATCGGTAGCTCCATCGACCCAAAGAGTAGAACTGGAGTTCTCTGTCTCTACCACAAAATCTACATCATTATTTTGATCGTTAATAGCTATAACATCTTGAGACCCACCAACGAGCCAGCGTTGCATGTTTTGCCCACCAGCGCGTAGAATCCATTGATCGTCGCCAACAAAAATAAAAGTGTCCGCGTCTCCTTCGTGGTAAATATATTCTCCAACATACATGTTTGTGGCTCGGATATTACCAGTAACTTGAAGTTCTGAGCTTCCAGAATAGAAGTTAAACTTTCCTGATCCTGTAAGTCCAAACTTGCCGCCACTATCAGCGGCACCGAAAAACGGCACAGAAGAGGAAGCAGCATTGACGTATGTAGAGTTGCCCAAAGCAGAGCCAGCAGTAATCCCAGTTAAACGAGATCCATCGCCCATAAGGTAAGAGCCAGATATTCCTGCACTAGAAGTTAAGCCTGTTAAAACATAAACGGAGCCACTAAATTGATGAGAGTCACCGGCATCGTTTCCAAAGCGTGTTGAACCGTCTTCGAACAATACACTAGAGGTTACCTCGACAGTGTGCAGTGTTGTTGCTTCGATCGTTCCAGAAACTTTAAGAGTTCCTGTAAGATTGAGAACGCTTCCAGCCTGATTCCAAGTAAACTTGTTGCTTCCTTCGATATATTTGTCATTACCAGCAGCATCGGAAGAGGAGGCAAAAAGAACTTCTCCATTTTTACCATAAGGGTTGCTTGGACCGCTTTGTGCTGATGCGCTTGCAAGAAGGTTTGTTTTCAACCCTTCGGAAGAAGCATTGCCGATGATAGTAGCAGCAACAGTATCTGTGACACTAAGTCTTTGCCACACGAGATTGCCAGAAGCATTTTCTACATAAACACACCAGTCGTTAAGTTGCCAGTTGTTTTCGCCATCAATATCAGATGTTCCAGCGTTTGTGACCTGCCAATAATCCCCAACTGAAGCTGTTAATCCAATTGACCCACTATAACCTGATGTGCTAGAGCCTGACGAATTTAGTAATGGCTGACCTGGATACAATCCAGTGGCGGAACCGCTGTTTGTGCTAGCGTTCCAGTTACCTTTAAAATTTCCTGCTCCAATAAAATTTGCTGGCATTACCTTCCCCTAGATGTTATGGTACGATTGTCGTATCACCTGGCTGGCTATTAATACCAGATCCTGTGAGTTCAAACATATGTCTTCTGTCGATTCTTGTTAAAGAAGCATAAACCTGAAAGCCTCCAGGTTGATTATGTTTGTTTGAGATAAAAATTTCTTTTGTTTTCATGTCAAGAGTCACTCTACTAAGAGGCGATCCATTTGATCCTGATGGAGGAATAGTAAAGGAGTGACCACCATTAACGCCATCGCCAAGAGCATTTCCTTCGTCCTTAAGAGTAAAACAGATTTCTCCTGTTCCAATGTTTTCTATTGTAATCTGCTTTGTAACGTAAGGAAACTGGATATGTTGCGTGCTAGAATTTCTTGAAGTATTAGCTACATTGCCAGAAGCTGGGATGGTTGACGATGTAAGCCAAGGTGTCCCTGCTACCTGATAATTTCCTACGCTTCCAAGCCCTGGTGAATATTGTTCAAAAACTGACATTATTTAACTCCTCTTTTTTGTTGCTCTTTTTTAAGTATTCTCTTTCTTTGGTTTTTCTTTCTTCTTCTTTTGTCTGATTTCTTTTGATGGAACCTTCTGTCCTTCAATTCATCCATTATTCCAGACTTTTTAAATTTTTTAATAAATCTCTTGATTAATCTGTTTTGATCTCCTTTGCATTGCTGCAAAGTTACTTCTAAATTTTTTGGTTTTGCCATTATTTTCCCTTAAATGAGATCCTTCCAATTATGGCGTGAGATGTTCATAATTCCTGAAATATCAACTCCGCTGTCACCTGGAGAGGTTCCTGCAAGCGGAGAAGGACCGCTGCTTTTGGATTCTCTAATCGGCTTAACGCCTTCAAATACATTAACCTTCTTGCCCAAACCAGAACTTTCATTGAGTCTTTTTATCTTTGCTTGTCGTTGAGCTTCCATCTTCTCTGCTTTTTCGCGAAGAAGAGCTTCTTGGTCAACTTGTTGGGTTTTTTGTTCCATGACAACTTGACCTGCTCCGAGACCTGTGACGACTTCGGCAATAATACCAGATAATACGCCATCTTCAAACAATACTTCTTTGATGCATTCTTTGACTAGTGGCTTTAAGGCTCTTTTTAGTTCTGCTTTTTTCATAATTACTTCTTTTTGGTTTCTTCAAGGCTTGAAATAGAATGAATATCTCCCTTGCCATAAACATCTCTATCGCCTAATTTGGATTTTAAATTTCGCGTTCTTTTTTCTCTTTCTTCTTTTTCGCGACGTTTTTCGGTCTCTTCGGGAGAATAATATTTATCCGATGCAGCTTTGCGTTTGGCGAAGTCGGCATCTTTGGCGGCAGCTTTGGCGGCGAAATCGGCGTCGGCTGCATCTTGTGTCGCTTGGACACTCAAGCCTGCTAGTTTTCTCATGGCGTTTATTTCTTGTTGGATTCGATTATACGCTGTGTTGAGTAATTTTCTTTCTTTCTTATCAAAAGTCTTATTCATGGCGGCATCGTAGGCACTTGACATTTGTTTAAAGGCGGGATTATCATAAGTTAATTCGTCAACCGCATCGCTAAATGCTCTCGTACTCATTCTTCTAAATTGTCTATTAGGGTGTTTTCTGCTGTTTTCTATATCTGGAGCATAGATTCCAGAGTCGTCCCACATCTCTGCAAATTTGTTGATTGCTGCGAGTCCTTGTTTGGTGGCTTTTTCGTCAGCCATTCCAAATAGTTTTCTGAAGAAACTCTCATTCATGAGTTCTTCTTTAATAATTTGTTTTAATTTTTGCTCTGTAATTTTCATTTGTTGGTCTCCTTGAGAATATCATTTAAAGCAAAGTTGATTTTATCAACTTGGGAAAGTTCCTTTGTAAAGGTCGGTG